TGTGTTTGCTAGGATCATCATGCCATTGAATGCGCCAGAAGAGAGGATCAACTGCAACACACTTTACGAGCTAGAGTTGAGCAAAAAACGTCTTGAGATAATGAAGCTAGAAACAGAATTAAACGCCCTTAGACGGCTACAGTTAGGGGGATAGTATGGCAGAGATAGAGTACGGTGGTGTCAAACTTGGTGGTAGTAAGCTGCTCCTTATAGTGCCATTGATCGGCACCATCGTAGGTGGGCTATGGGGTGGGTTTGAGGCGTATCAACGCTACCTGAGTATGGAAGCCAGGATTAATGAGTTCGTTACGCCAGACCTATCTGACTATGACAAGCGCATAGCCATCATGGAGAACAAGTTCGCTGTTATCGATAGGGGAATTTCCTTGGTTAAGGATGAGATCACCTTGATTAAAGAGAACACTGAGAAGCAGTACATTACGATAAAAGACTTAAAGCAGTCTGTACGTGACGATATTGACCGTCAGGAGAAGATCATCGATAAGGTAGAAGATGATATCTCAGGCATAGAGAGTGACGTCAGGGCTACTATAGACACCGCTGAGGGCAGGTTTGAAAGTAAGCGTGATCAACTACAGAAGGATTATGTGCAGAAGTCTGATACAATACGGGAAGATGTTGAACGCAAACTAACCGATCTTGAAACACGGTTAAACAAAAAACTGCAACGGGCCTTAGATAACCCGTTAGCAAATTGAGATGAATCACATGGAAGAGCAAATCGTTTTTAACTTCGCAGTTGCGTCAGGAATGGCAGTTGCGGGATGGTTCCTTAGATCCATGTGGGAAGCCATACGTGAGGTAGAGAAGGATTTGCCTAGGAATTACATTAGGCGCGAAGACCACAGGGACGATATGCTAGAAATCAAGAAGATGCTTGGCGCTATATTTGATAAACTGGATAATAAGGCTGACAAGTAATGTTCAAGCTAGGCAATAACAGTATCATAAACTTAACAGGCGTAGATGGTAGACTCGTTGAAATTGCAGACCTCGCAATCACCCTATCTAATATTGATTTCGGCATCCCTTCTACTGGCGGCTTGCGCACCACTGAAGATCAAGCCAAGTTGTTCACAGACGGAAAGTCTAAGGCAGACGGAGTCAATAATAAGTCGTACCATCAATCAGGCAAAGCCGTTGATCTGTACGCTTACGTTGACGGGAAAGCTTCGTGGGACAAACTCCATTTAGCCCTATGCGCAACAGCAATGCTTCAAGCAGCAGCTCAACTAGGCTACCCATTAAAGTGGGGCGGTAACTGGAAGAGCTGGCAAGATATGCCTCACTTTGAGTTAAAGGATTAGTATGGGTATTTTCTCATCAATAGTTGGCCCGATAGCTGATTTAGGCAAGACCTATCTTAGCGGCAAGAATGATATTGCTAAAGCCAAACAGGCAGCAGCTATCATAGGTGTTCAGGCCGAAGCTGATGTGAAGATTGCAGGTGTACGGGCAGCTAATAAGCTAGCAGATAATGGTCAGACCCAGGAATTTAACCTAGATCTGGTAGCTATGCAGCAAATGGATAAGTCATTCCTTGACGAGATTATGATTGCCTTATTGCTAGTTCCTATAGCGGCATCATTCCTTGGATACCAAACAGAGATAACAGCAGCATTTGAATCATTTGCTGCTATGCCTGAGTGGTACCAGTATTTAGTTATAGGAGTGTATGTTGTTAAGTTCGGTATGCGCGGACTGCTCACCAAACTGATGTCTGGCAAGCTGAGTGGCATCAAGCTAAAATAGAATCAAGCTCTGCATTAAGTAGGGCTATTCGCATTTCATTGTAGGTATTGTACGTTTGGTTCTTACTTACTTTGATAGCTGCTTCATAGTTAGCTATCTCTCCCTTGACGTAATCCAGTTTCTTCTGAATCAGTATCTTCTCTTTAAGTGTCATTTAATGCCTCTTTAATTAGTTGGTCTCGCCTAGTCTGGACAGCACTATAAAGGTTATTCGTCTGGATAGCACTACCGCATGAGTTAGCTGACCTGCCAAGGGTTACACCGCATACTTTATAGGTAACACCAATAGCTCTCAAGTTAACCAGTATGGATAGATCCTTCTTGGCCCAGAATACAGTTTCACGGGATACGGTCTTAACTACAGGGCCGCGCTTACCACTACCAAAGCTAAATGCAGTCTTGATCACCTTAGCTACAGCGGCGGTGGCCTTCTCTGGCTTAAGGTAATCGTAGTTCTCTGCTATCTTAGACTTAAATATGATGCTCATGCTTTCTTTCTCCAGTTTATTTGTGCTTGGTCAAACTCTGTTAATATTTCATCGTGTTCAGGATGTATGCAACTATCATCATCAGGCCATCCCCTTAGTTCCAAATCGTGCTCAAACTCTTCAATCTGTAGAGCAAAGTCACCTAGCCTTTCGGCAATAAAAGATAGGTTATTAACTGATATACAAGTCCATTTACCTACAAGGGAGTGAATCTCGATCATTTCACCATCTTTATAAAGGAAGGCACTAGCGCCGTCATCGCCGTCATCAAGGATCCAGCCATGGCGTACTGGTATCCAGTGCATTTCAAGGTCGTTCTTACTTTCGTATGATTTACTCATAACCAAAACTCCTTATTCGTATTTAATTGTGATGCTATCTGTTGGAGCAAGGGATATGTATTGCCCATTGATATTAAGGACGATTCGCTGACCCTTGGGTTTTGATTCAGGCCAGTCTTCTATAATGCAGTGACCGCTAATGCCCTGCTTAACGCGGTCTTTAGGTCGAGTGTCTTCACCAATTGGAGGCTTGGTAAATGCTGTATCCCATCCGTCACGGAATTTCTCTGTGGCTGGCTTAGTGATTAATGAGTCACCTGTGATGTCATTCTTAGTTGCCATTAGTATGACTCTCCTTCATTCGTTAGATGAGCTGCTATAACCTCAGAGTCAAAGTTAGACTTAAACGTATTCCATAGTACCTCTATGGCGTACTCTTTAGCTTCATCATTGCCGATCACCAGCATTGAAATGATAGTATCCTTGCACTCCTCATCGATATCCTCAAGAAGCTCATATATTTCAAATAGTTCATTGCATATATAAACACTGCTTGTGCTACGCAACTCGTAGAACAAATCATCCTGGGCTTCTAAGATATCCTGATCACTATAGTCTGGGTTAGACCTTTTCATATAACTCTCCAATTAATTTACTACACCTATATTATAGACAAATCAACAAGATTACAATACATACTTGTATAATTAGCTATACCGTACTGTTGACTAATTGATCCCATAGTATTAAAATACTTTGGCACTATAAGAAATCAGGAGCAGTATGTATGAGTATATATGAAGAACTAAGAAGGGTTCAACGAGAGCTAAAGGCACCTAAAGGTAAGGTGAGTAAGTTCGGTGGATTCAACTACAGGAGTGCCGAAGATATCCTATTAGCGGTCAAGCCATTACTGGGTGATCTGGTATTACTACTTAATGATGAGATCATATTTAGCGGCATATTGGAGGACGAGTTAGTAGGTAGTGGGGATAAGATGGTTAAGCTTCAGACCCAGCGCACTTACATTAAGGCTACTGCCACTCTAACGGATGGTAAGGATTCCATAGTTACCTCGGCGTATGCCCGTGAAGCGGCAGTGAAGAAGGGTCAAGATCCAGCGATGGGTTCTGGATCATGTAGTTCCTACGCACGTAAGTATTGTTTGAACGGCCTGTTCGCAATCGATGAATCTGAAATGGACATCGATAACGATTACCAAGTCGCAGCACATAATAAGGGTGCGAATATTGAAGTAGAAGTTGGCAACGATATGACGCTAGAGGGTTTAGCTGGTGTAGTATCTGAGCCACCTAAGAAGAAGCGTATTGATAAGGCGCTTATGCAGGAAGTAGTAATCGGACTTGTGGCTATGTGTGGCGCAAATGACGATGCAGGAATTAGTGAGATATTCGATGACCTTAGCCAAGAAGAAGAAGATCATGTTTGGAGATTCTTTAATGGCAAGCAGCAAAATCAAATCAGAGCAGCATCACAGAAAAAGGGGAAGTAAATGAGTGGATATGATAACAACAACCGTGGATCAGTTTGGAAGAACGAAGACCGTAAGTCTGAAACCCACCCGCAGTTTAAGGGTAGTGCTGAAGTGAACGGCGTTGAGTACTGGGTATCTGGATGGTTACGTAAGGCAGATGCTAATCCTAAAGCGCCTGCTATGTCGTTTAGCTTCACTGTTAAAGATCAGCAGACAGCTAAGTCTCAGCCAACAGTAGCTCCAGTTAATGATTTTGACGCAGATGGAGACATTCCGTTCTAGGGTAGACAAAAAAAGCCCACTTGTTTAAGGTGGGCTTATATCAACACATTACATGAGGGGAACCATGAAAACGATAGATACTGGGGTTAGCTTAATGGTAGCCCAAGCTAAAGGCAAGGTAAGTAATATCTCTTTAGCGAGAAGCTTTAAGGTGCATTCGCATCAGGTGCAAAGGTGGCGTAGTGGTAAGGATATGAAAGTGTCACTTGCTATTAAGCTGGCTGCATATTTTAATATTGAGGTTGCTGAGTTTCTTGCACTGGGTGAAGAAGATGGCGGACATTGAATATTTAATTACGCTGGATAATGTTATTGCTGAGATGAAAGAAGTCTGGGTAACGACTAACAAGGGATTGAAAAGCGGTGAGCCTGTTGTAGTTACTCTTGGACGTCCAAGGCAGTCTAGGCGTCAGCAGAAATGTCAGCATGCAATGATCGGTGATATACAGAAGCAGGCTAATAGGGTTGGCGGTGACACTACAGTTGCTCAATGGAAGGATCTGCTCGTATCTGAGTTCGCTAGAGAGAAGCAGTTAATGGGTGAGCCTCTAACTGAGGGAAATTCATTCTCACCGAGTCTATGCGGAACCTACATGGTCGCACATAGGCCAACTACCAATAGCTTCAATAAGAAGATAGGTAGTGAGTACATAGAGTACCTATTCGTTAAGGGCGCAGAGTTCGGGGTTGAGTTCACTGACGATACACTATCTGAGTACGAGAATACTAGGTAGGCTAATGGCTAACGCTAAGAAGAAGTGTAGGCACTGTAAAGAGTATTCCATAGCTGAGTCGGGCGTAAAAGTCCCTCTCGGCTTTTTCTGTTCTATGTCGTGTGTAATTGAACATGGTAAAAAGGGCGCTAGAGCAGCCTCAGACAAGCGCAAGAAAGAAACCCTGACCAAGTTAAAGACAGAGCTTAAAACAGCCTCACAGTGGCGCGTAGAAGCTCAAACAGCCTTTAACGCCTACGTAAGGTACCGTGATAGGGACTTACCTTGCATAAGTTGTGACGTTACGGGCACAAATGACAGTCTAGGCGGGTACTTTGACGCTGGGCACTACCGTTCAAGAGGCTCCTCTCGCCATCTAAGCTTTAATTTACACAACTGCGCGAAGCAGTGTTCACGATGTAACCGTTATTTGGGTGGTAATATTGTGGCGTATCGCCTCAAGCTTATAGAGCGTATTGGCATCGAGCGCACTGAAAGCCTGGAGCACAACAATGACATTGTAAGGCATGACATAAAATACCTTAGAAGGATCAAGCAGATATTCACCAGGAAACTTAAGCTCAAGAAGAAAATGCACAGTTAACGGACAGGTTCTATACATAAGTGTGGACATAGCATACAGAACTGTATAGAATACCCTAACACTAATAATATGGGTTGAGTTAGCCCACACCGACCAAGCGGCACTTGGTGCTAGGAGTAAGATTATGTTAACTATTAAAAATGTAAAGCACAGCGAATTTGCTTCTCACGAAACTAACTGTTTTGAAGCGACTATTTATTGGAATGGTAAAAAAGCTGGTTATGCTGAAAATTCAGGTCAAGGTGGCTGCACTGGAATTCATTGGTCAGATAGAGGTGTTGAGAAAGAAGCTGAAGCTTGGGCTAAAACTCAACCCGATATAGTGACTGACTATTGCTTACACGATTCTGATGAAATTTTTACTTATAAGTTTGAGCTAGAAGGTGCTGTTGATCAGCTTCTTGAAACTTACCTTTTTGAAAAAGACATGAAGTCAAAGCTTAGGGCAAAGATTCTTATTAAAGATGATACGTGCGGAAAAGGTGACTTTTACGCTTGGAGCATTAATAAGTACAAGCAATTTACAAAATATGATCTAATCAAAGAGATTCTTTCTTCTCAGAAATTTGAGAATCCTATTGTTATGAATAATCTTCCATTGAACGAAGCCCTAGCAATTTGGAGGGGTAAAGCATGAAGGATGCTTTTTGGGATGAAGGGGTTACCGTGATAGACAAGCCAATCAACAACCAAGACAAGTCAGCATGGTGTGAGTACGGAGATAAGACTGAGGTTGAGTTTGTATCGAAGATGCTGGCATCTAGTTGTTCTGTATTTATGAACCCTGCAAAGGCAGAGAATAAGTACACACATGACTTCTTTATCGTAATGCCATCTGACCTAAAGACCATTAGGACTAGGTTCAGGACTTCAGACAGGTATGGTATCAATAGTTACTCAGCAATAACGCTAAATAAGAAAGATGTTGACAGGTATGTAGCTAAATACCCGCATATCATCATCATATTTGACGTTAAGTACGATGATTTCGCTCGGTTATGCTATGCGCCAATAAGGGATATACAAAAGGCTATCTCTAGGGGTGCTGCTAAGTTGCATACGTACAATGAAAGGGTTAATGATAACTCTGGTAATGCCAAAGAATCGTATGTACTTGATTCTATGTGGTTTAAGGAGCTATAAAAAAGCCCCTTGACCGTAAAAGATCAAGAGGCTAGAATGGGTGTGTTGGTGACGGGGCGACAACCCCAATCGAGCCAGCGAAAGTCAGGAGAGAAAACCAGCGCCAACACAGGCGTAGTGTATCATCCGCTCTTATGCGGTGCAATCCCTTCTCATTTTCGCATGCTTGAACCAACATAATATGTGGGTTTATTTAGCGTTGCCACTCGAAAAAACAAAGCTCATGCCAACCACTGGCTTAAAACGTGGGATAGCAATCACGCACAGGAATGATGGGACTGATCAACGCAGCGCAATGCCGAGATACAAACCTATATAGCGGACACACACAGAAGGGGGCAGACCAGCCCATCACGGATGATAAATGGTTTAGGTAAATTGTGTGATTGGATCAAGCAAATAGCATATTGTTGGTAGGTATATCTAATAGGTGTCCCTAACCATCTTAATGAGAAGTATTGCCTGAAGAAAGTGGAGAATAATAATGATGATGGATCTTAGACCGCACCAAACGCAATCAATTGATATGCTTAGGAACTCGCTCAGTAAGGGGCTAAACAGGCCTTTATTGGCAGCACCAACAGGATTTGGTAAGACGGTAGTAGCCGCACAAATAGCAATGATGGCAGCAAAGAAGGGTAAACGAGTGATGTTTATCTGTGACCGCATTAAGTTAGTACAACAGACACTGGAGACATTCGATAGATTCGGTATCGATGTCGGCGTTATGCAGGGTAACCATGAGCGCACCAACTACAGCGCACCTGTACAGATAGCTTCTATACAGACCCTAGCACGTAAGCAGCACCTTCCTATATTCGACATCTGCATCATGGATGAAATCCACTCGCTACATAAAGCGCATAAGAAGCTAATGGAAGTGTATAACAACCTACCATTCATCGGCTTATCAGCTACGCCTTACTCTAAGGGGCTGGGCAAGTACTTCAATGACCTACTCGTGCCAATCACTACAGAGCAGCTAATAGACCAAGGCTACCTGTGTGAAGTGGATTACTACGGAGGTCGTAAAGCTAACCTAGATAGCGTTACTCGCAGGGCACTTCCTACGGGTGGCACTGACTATGACCCTAAGTCACTGTCTGATGCTACCGAGAAGGACGAAAAGCTGGTGGGTGACATCATCAAGAACTGGCTTAAGTGGGCTGAAGGCCGTCAAAGCATAGCGTTCGCACCTAGTATCAGGCACTCAAAGGAGTTAGTGAAGCAGTTCAATGAGGCTGGCATCACTGCAGAGCACATCGATGGGTACATGGACGAAGAAGAGCGTGAGGTTATATACAAGGCTCATGATAACGGTGAGTTTATGATACTGTCATGTAGTCGGCTATTAAACACAGGCTATGACGCACCAAGGGTGAGTTGCTGTATTGACTGCTTCCCAACCTTCAGTAAGATTGTGTACCAGCAGAGAATAGGCCGTGTGCTTAGAATATCAGAAGGTAAGGAAAAGGCTATAGTACTTGATCATGCAGGAAACTATGGACGCCACGGGCCAGCCGAATCGATTGTGCCAGACGTACTGGATGACGGTACTCAACGGTATAGCGAGAAGGATCTACTTAAGAACAAGAAGGAAACCAAGGCTAGACAGTGCCCACAGTGTACGCAGCAGATGTGTGGCGTTCGTTGTAAGTGTGGATACGAGGTGCCCATGAAGCAACGTGAGATGGAGTCTACTGACGAGATGTTGACTAAGTTGTCACCTGAGCAACGTAACCGTAAGCATACAAGTGAGGATAAAAGAACCTTCTATTCTGAGCTATTATTGTTTACAAGGAGTAAGGGATATAAGGATTCATGGGCGGCACATAAATACCGTGACAGGTACGGAGTTTGGCCTAATGCTATAAAGCCTATATGGGTACCAGGTATTTCAAATGACACTCATGATTACATAACAAGCAGTCAAATACGTTGGGCAAAGGGAAAAGGTAAGGTCGCATGAGCGTAGAAGCAATATTGATGATGCTAGAGGGAGTTAAGCCTAGCGGTAAGGGTAGATGGATGGCACTTTGCCCTGTACATGGCGATAGATCACCAAGCATGGGCATTAAGGAATGTGATGATGGCACGGTGCTAATGAATTGCTTTGCTTGCGGTGCTAATGGGGTGGAGATAGCTGAGGCAGCAGGAGTTAATGTTAGTGAGCTATTCCCACTAGACTCAGATAGGCCTGCTGGCCCTACTAATGAGCAAAGGGCTACAATTGAGCAAGATAAGGTTATCATTATGATCTACCAAGCTGATCAGCGCGGAGGGCGTGAGCAATCACTCGCAGATTACCGTAGGTATAAGTTAGCCAGAGCAAGGCATCAGGCCATGGTTCCGCAGGATTATCTGCACCCATATACTAAGTGAGGTACGTATGACTGAATTAGAAAGGTTAGCACTTAAGCGTAAAGAAGCATTCGATGAATACGATCAGATATACGCATACAACAGGGCCACTGGCTCGTTAGATCTTGCATCGATTATCACTGCATGCAACGCTGCTAATAACGCAGCACGTAGGTGGTCAGAAGAGCTAAGGCGGGTAGGAACAGCAACCTAATTACATATACTGTTGTACTTGTTGAAACAAATTGTTATGATCAGTTTCCGTAACTAAATGAGAGTACACAGTATGAGTGTTGTTAAACTAAAGCGCAGGCCAGAGGCAAAGCGTTCAGCAATCTACTTCCCTACCGATACCTACCTACGGGTAAAAGCCGTGGCAGACAAAAACGATTTATCGGTTAACGCTGTTCTGTTACAATTGGTAGAAATCGGGTTAGGAATGATCGATGATAATGAAAGTAATGACTGAAGAAGAAGCAAAGCGATTTAAGATAATTAAGGCGGCGGCTGAAAAGCTAAAGGGTCAGAAGGCCCAAAAGATCCGCAGTGCTATCGAGGAGAAGGAAGGCTATCCCACGGTTAAGTGAGTGGCTATCCCACGGTTATGGTTACAGTTGAATTTGATGTAGGTAAGCTAGAAAGACAGTTAGGTGCCCAAAAGAAACAGGCTGCTTTTGCTGTTATGCTCACTATAAACACGCTTATTGCTAATGTGCAGAAGCTTGCGGTAAAAGAAGTAGATAAGTTCGATGGCGGTGCAACCCCATTTACCAAGAAGGCTTTTAGGTTCAGAAGGGCAACAAAGCGC